TTTTTTTTTTTTTTTGGAATAGGATAGCTATACTAGCTACCCTCTTAAAAGATGACGACTCATGCAAGTAACAAAATTCCGGGGTGTTAACCCCTTGAAAATTACTATGCATGATTACATAAGTAGCATCTCCTAAGAGGGTTAACGAAAATTCGTTACTAGTTTTAAAACTCGTACAACACGAGACTTCACTCACCGACAAAGATCATAGAGACCAATTGGTTCCTAAAATGAAGTTTTACATTTAGTTGTATGGTGCGGGTATTTCAAACTCGCAAGCATGTTTTTCATGCTACCTTTAAAATTTAAAGGATTTAGGCCTACACCCCTGTCGGAACAGTTGGTAGGTAATATTGTGTTGGAACATTCAGAAAGAATATAGGCTGAAAATCAGGTCCAGCGTGCCAATACTTTTCAATATAAGTTCTTGTATTCTCACTGGAAGTGTTAATAAACGCTTCTAATCTAAAAGTATCATCAGCAGAACCATCTTGGGTGAAAGAACCAGTAGGAGCTAATGATGCATTGCCGGGTGCTGTGGAATTAAAATTATAATAATTATAATTAGGACATAGCACTGACAAACCAGCCTGAGTAAATTGATTAGTTAACGCACAACCACCGGTTGTATTAAGCGTTGTAACTAAATCATCCCGAGCATTAATACTAGGCGTTCCTGGTGTAAAGACAGTTGAACTGTCAGACCAAACCATATTAATGACTGGTTCACGAGTAACGCGTATACTCTTAGATGGGTTTAAACTATTAGTATTAAAAGTCCACACTCCAGAACCTCTATAACCTACAAAACATGGTAAAATAACGGCAATTGGGGTGTTTTTCACAAAATTAAAGGGTGAGGTAAAAATACCAATGGTTTGTGTCGCCGTGTGAATACCATTTGGATCATAGCCATAATACAAAGGTATTTTACCAAAAGTAGATGTCCATCTAGAGGACAATTGACCAGTAACATTAGTAGTTTGTGTATAAATCAAATTAGATCTTCGAAGTAAAACCCTCAATGATCTAACACATTCTCCATAGTTAACTCGATTCTGTAGTGTTTGTATTGAATCACCAGGAGCACCAAAAACCTTATGATCTTGACCTTCTTCACTAATTGGTTGTGATTGCAACTGGAACACCGTGGCAGAAGTACCAGGACGACGCGGATTACCAAATTCTATATTTTCAGCTGCTCTCACATAAACCAAAACATTTACAGGAGCAGTTAAAACAGGTGCAGTTAGTTGCGTTAATACTTTAACTGTTAATGCACCATTATCAATACCTTCAGTAGGGTTCCAAGTTGGAGTAGTAGATACACTAAATGGAACAGAAGAAGTTGAAAATGAAGTTTCTGTTTTAAGATAAGAAAATGCTTGATTATATGGCACTCTCAATTCAACATCATCATCTTCACCTAAATCAATAATTTTAGTATAAATTGCTGAAGAAACTAATGCCTGATTTACAACATTATTAGTAGCATCACCCTGCGGATCAAAGGCTATAATCAAACGTCCTTTATGGTAAGGACTAGCTATAACTTTAAATCTAAAAATGATATCTCCCCTCCATCCCTCAAACAAAGTTGAAGTTAAAGCCATAGGCGTCATATCAATAGTAGCTCCGGGAGAATTTGTGCTCATATTGAACATAAATGGGTGGACTCTGGAATAAAATAATATGGTGTCCACAGCATGAGCCGTGTCCCAAGTGGAACGAACAATATACGATTCCTTAGTACAAAAATTTTGTATAGCTAGGGGATCTTCTGAAGGGGCTCCTACTATAGAAGCGTCAACAGATAGCTCATTTTTGGGATCTAAGGTAAGCTTTTCATTTGGAAAACTAATTTGCGTTGAACCTAAAGCAGGAAAAGCTCTAGGTTGATATGGCATAACATTATCAATAACTGGTACATTAGTAAATCCAAATAAAGTAGCTATACCAGATATGGCTTTAGCACCTATTTCTGTGGCTGTAGCAAACTTGCCAATAACTGGCACATTCTTCGCCAAACCAGCTAATTTAGCAATAATAGAAGCAGGTCTGGAAACAGGTCCTTGACCATACTCGTCCATTGGTTTAGACTGTAAGCTTAAGGATAATGTAGAACCAGAAAGTTCAACATCTTCAGCCCAAGCATAAACCAACATAGACACACCATTTGAAGAGACACCATTGGCACTTCTTAATGCTGCAAAAGCATTAAATGATAATTGCCCCATATTCTGGAAATCTTGAGCAGTATTAATATCCAACCAATTCTTATGTAAAAAGAATGGTAATGTCATTTCTGCACCTTGACTCATCTGTGGATAAATGTAAGAAATAGGTCTTTGAGATCTAGGTATCAATTGATGTGCAGCAACACTACTACGTATTAAGCTAGGAGTTAATACTTGTAAGGGTTGATAAGACATACCCATACAACCATAGTAAAATGGTGAAGCATTAATAACTACTTTAATATGTAGATTACACCTAATAAACGCAAAATTGTTCAATTTAAATTTAATCCGAGTATCATTAAAAAATAAAAACCACGGATTAATTTGATACAAAATGCTATCAGGTGGATCACTTTCCTGCCAATAATATTGCCCAATTCTAACCGGTCGCTTCAAAAAAGTAGCCAAATCGGCAACAGCAATAGTATCTCGAGAAACAATAGAATTACCCATTTCTGAGTAACCAGTATCTAAAGTACTAGTTTCATCAATAAACTCCACAGTTTCTTGATTAGTATGCTCAGATGTAGTACCACTAGTAGCATCAATAACAGGTTCACTCTGCAAAAAGAGACGTTTATCTGACATAGATAATAAATTCTCTTCGAACTGGTTAATACCAATCAAGAATCGTGCCCTATTACAAGGTTTACACAGGTGGTAGTGAAATCCTGGTTGGATATAATACTTCCGACATAATCCAACACTCTCACACAAATCACATTCATGAGTAAATTTAAATTTACTCGCCTTTGATGGCATTTCACCATCTTCACGTTTTTCTATTTGTTTATTTTGATTGCTAGTTTTACATATATTTAAGATCTGATTACAAAACTATCATCAGTCCGAGTTTACAAAATTTGTGAATCAACCAACACATCTGTAAATACAGATTTTGGGGATCGCCCTGGTAAATTATAACACTACATATCCACACTCAATAAAATGAATAGTAAACAAAAACATATAAAGCAGTAACTACATGCAGTGTGTTGTTTTGGTTAAGACTACAACCTAGCCTATCGCAAATAATATTGCGAATTCTGCTCAAAACGCATTTTGAGCATATCCCAAGTTGGAATAGAAGATTTTTGCAACCAGGCATTCAAGTCACACGTTTCAATAACATGTATCATATCTTGTCTTCTTGCATTATATTCTTCTTTTCCATAGAAGAACCACTCGCCTAAAGCACTAGTAATAGTAGCTATAGATTGTTCTTCAGCAGGAATAGTTTTACTCCTAACATTCACTGTCAACATCTTGTGTATTGAAGCCAATTCAAGAGGGGCTAGATAACAATCTAAATCCTCATCAAATCTCCAAGTGCGTTTTAAAAAACTAACATCTTTTAAAGACACATATGGAATACTCTCTGAATCCTTATCGGCCATGGTGTAAGTAATACCTATAGTCTTAAGGGTCTCTTGGATAGTTGTATGGTTAAACCAATCTACTGATTTAGATACTCCCATAATATTATCATCTCCATAAGTCATCAAAGCAACATTCTTCTTAAAAGAAGAACATTACTTATTAGGATTTGTTTGATAATAACAATATCTCATATAAAGAGAATTAGCTAAACCATTAATAATGACAGTAAGGGGGTGACCAGATGGATTAGAACCAAAAAATTGAATAAGGTCTCCATTAAAATCAACTAATGGAAAAGCTGTATCCATAGCTACACCTTTACAGATTTGTAAATCATCATGAGTATAACCAGCTTTCCCACACATCCATATAAGGATATCAAAAGCAGCTAAAATAATAGAAGGTGGCATACTTTTATCAAAAGCAGCATAATCACCAGCTATCATT